CTGGGATTTTGGCCTCGCAGATCGGCTCCATGCCGTCTGCTAATTTATGGCCAGGTTTTCCAGGTGCTATAGGTATCACGTACAGCAAATCCCCAACAACGCAACTACGTTTAGGTGGGGTAATGGGATTGAGTGGCACTCCAGTGCACAGGGGTGCCCTTAGAAGCAGACCGGGGTCACGGTCACACTTCAGGCGGTTGATCCACATCCAAAATCGTCCTCTATCAAAATCGGGTATGCTCAGATCAAAAACCTCATCCATCCAACCGGAATCCTCATTAGGCCAGTTGGTGTCCACGGGTATCCTACCACCCCACGGACATAAGAGCCCACCGTCAAAGTCGCCTAAAAGTTGCTGGGCGACATGGGTTATTTCTCCTATAATGGGTGAATTACCGTCCATACGGTAATATCCTGACAAACGTTCGCCCAGCCTTTCAAGTACATTCTTAAGGTGGGTAGGTCCAACGAATAGTTTAGACAGTAACCTAGATGGGTTGGCCATGGAATTCACATCCCCTGTCCATACGTCGCGGGAAAACTGGCGGTTAAGGAAGTTCACACCAAGTTCCCCACGCGGGATCACGACTATGTCGTAATCTTGACCCATTATCTCCGAACTCCTTTTCAAAGCCTTTGGATCAACTGCACCTGTGAGGCTATCATCCCCACCGTATATGCCCAATTTAGCCCAGGCCTGATCCGCCGTGAGCTTGGTACCATCCACCGTGGTCTCTCTAAGAGCACAAAAATCGATGAATGCGGTAATAACAGAATTAAAATCTGCTGTTTCACCTGACCCCGACCCTCTCGTAAACCCTGAGAAGTATCGGCGTCCTTCGGTTGTTTTCCCCGGAATGGCAATTTGCTTATCCATACACTCATTAACGGCCGAGTGATGTTCAAAAGCAAAGAATCTGAGCATACAAATACGCTCCAAAATTCGGCCCACGCGTTTCATGTGACCATCAAAGCGACTCCCGTCAGCAGCGATGGCCCAAGCAGCATGTGAAAGGAAGGCAACGATTCTCTCAGCGCATCCTTTAGGCGTTTTGGCAAAGGCGTACCAATCCTGTTTGCACATAACGTCATCGTGAAAGGCGTACATGTAACATGAGTACATCAATTTCACGTCCGGCTCAGCCTGTGAGATCAAGCGTGGGTCGGTTGGCTTCTCATAAGTCTCGATTTTCTCAAAAGAAGCCCATTTGGCAGCATTATTCGGGCCCATTGCACAGGCACGGTCGAGAATGCTCTTTTGCGAGGCACTATCCTGTTTATTATACACATAATCAACATCAACAGGGTGCCCTCTATGCGGGATTGGAATAAGCCGCTCAGCGAATTCCAGCATGTATCCAGCATAGGACGGTGGAAGTGGAAGCTCTTGTTGTCCAATGAACTTCTCTATGCGACCAGCTACTCCAGCGTCGTCAGACCCAATAGTCTTAGGAAAGCCATAAACTTTACCAATAAGAGGGGATCCGAATCCGGTTAGAGGCATTTCAGCCACATAGTCATGCTTGTCAAAATAGACAGCAGCAATGCACTCACTAGGAGGATATACCATTGGGGGGTATATTGGCAGTCCAGCTCTAACGTAAACACTAATGACTGCACACCAACCAGGTGGCAACTTTTCAGTTGGCAAACCCACGGGGTCGGTAGGATAGATGTTGCTCGCAACGACAGCTGGTGTTATAGGCACTTTCATCGTCATTGCTACTGCTCGCATAGCATCAAAATCCGTTTTAGGTAACGTAACAGCGAGGTGGTCTCCAACCAACGCCACGCTGCGATCCAGGCCCTTAGGAGTATTTACGTCGAGGCAAACCATTGACAGTTTCTCATCATTCTGACCACGACGGTGAATTACGGGCTCAAGTCTCTTCAATGTGTTGCCTTCTATAAACCAATCGGCAGGACACAGGGACGGTGCATCGAATGTACCAATCACGGATAACAAAACGATGCTGTGGTTTTCATCGACAAATTTACGGTCAATGTGGTAGCCAGTGATGCGTTTGGTCGCATATGCTGTGTCTTCCACAACCACGGTGCACCCAGTGTAGTCCCATACTTCATGCTCGTATTTTTCCCCACCGGATACATCATAGATCACTTTATTGTTCTCATCAAACCGAAACTTGTATTCACCTTCTCCTTTCGCAGCTACACTGGGAGTAAAAGCGTAAATCAAATATGTTCCGGGGTGAGTTGCCAGCAATCGCGGCATGTCAACGTAATAGTCCACGTCGACCAAAATGGCTGCCTGTGTAGCGCAGTCAAAATGAAAAGGGGTTGGCGGTGTGGCCAGGTCCTTAGCCCAATGAAATGAGCGATCCCCTTTACGAAATTTGCGGATATCAGCTAGTGACTGCTGAATAAAGTACGGCTCCAATCCAAGCGATGCTGCAAATAAGCTAGCAGTAGTACCTCCGCAATTTCGGTCAGCTGCTGACTGACCATGTGTATGATCTTTTGTCGGGCCCGCACGAGCCACTGGTGTGGAGACAAAGACCTGTCGTTGTTGACTAGAAGAAAGAGGTCCCGCCCTCAAACTTCCAGAAATGAACCGTGTAGTCCAATCAGCACCTATGGGACTTCTCTGACGACGCC